TGCAAATTTGGGAAATGTTTCTGCCACATCCCCTTGAGAAAAGCTAAGTGTTTATCATAGACTTCTCTCCCAAACTTGTAATACTCGATCTGAGATGACTCAAAACAACCTTTGTGCCCATCCATCTCGGTACCATTCTGCTTATAACGCTGAGACAACATCTTTTGTAATGACTTCTCAGGTAAAGTGCCAACAAAGTCCCCTAGCTCCTCGCTGTATGAGAACTTTCTCTTAAGAAATCTCATCTCCGAAAAATCATTGAACAACGGCACGTCTTCTTTCTTGTCGGCATCCGTGTACTCCATGTTGAACAAATTCTTGTACAAAATCTGGTACAACTTCCCATTGAGCACACAGCCGATTATGCTATCAGAGTGATCATCACCAAAATGCAACAAATTAACGCGGCGTACAAACTCCCTCATTGCGTCATCAAAAGTATCCATGAAACCGCTATCATGGACAACCTCCCACGTTATGTTTGGAGCATATGACTCAAGAAACTCGCCTGTCCAAAAACTATCATCATCTAAGGACTTATTGAGCTTTACACTAAAATAATAGCATATAGCAAAGATACACCGTTTAGTAATGGACTGGTATATGCATCCAGCTTCTGTCGTTAAGTACAACCCCGAAGCCAAGCCGAACATTCTTCTAAATATCCCGCCATTGTAAGTGCAGAATCCATGCATTGTGTCCTCTTGAACGCCGCGCCAAAGTTTCTGCCATTCCTGGAATTCACCAGTTGGCATCTTAGACCTCTTGTGAAATTGTTCTATCACATAAAATATGTAAACAAAAACGACAGGATCAAAGCTCTTATCGAACTTGCCAAAATCGCCAGCAATAATATTTGGTGTCTTGGAAAAAGCATTGTTAATCTGCTGCAAATAGTCGACAATGTCTCCAGATTCGGCACTATCAGCGTTATAACCCATCGCGTTTTCTAATAGAAACCTGCTGGACATCCACAGCCTCTTGAAACTCATCAAAAGTCGTTTCTGAACATGGACCTGAGAAACAGGAACAACTGTAAAGACTCTATTTTTCTTAGCCTTATAAGTATCGCCATCACGTATCTCGGTCTTAAGTTGACCTTTCATCAAACCGCCTGAAGCCCTACCGTTCTCGTAATTATAAACGAGTTTTTTAACTCTCTCAGACAGTTCATCAGTCATCGTCGAATATGGACGATCGCCGTGATACAAATTCCTCTTAGGACCTGAATAAGGAAAACCTGCAGAAGAAGACATATTTGAACCATTCATATACGCAATTCCTGCTTCACCATTAATAGCAACATGATCAGAAACCATCTCTAAGCTATCAAGCAAATGCTTAGAATAAGTACTCTGCTCTATTTTTGCCAGAGACTGGTTTACGAATGCGTCTGCACACGCTCTAATTATACCAGGAGGCGCTGAATTCCTAGAATTCATCTCTACCTTCATAGACTGTACCCATGGTTCGACCCCAGTATATGTCAAACAAAATCCCGGATCTTTACCATAATAGTCTATTACATCCTGCAAATATGGCGGCACAATAAGGTTCTTACTATCCTCCGTGCGCCTAGTCATACCAACATCAGTAAAACCTATCAGCTCCCCGCCACCACTCAATCCTTCCTTTTCAAACACGGAAAAGATCGACGCATCAGTCAAAGGTTTTATGTTATCGGCTTCCAGATCCTCAGCCTGAGAACAAAGTTCAACGGTAAAATTTTCGTCAAAATGAGCGTTAGCATCTGATAAATCGTCCTCACCAAATGGCACGACTATGCCAACAGTATGATCAACATTCCGTCTTCCAGACATAATGCCCCCAATGTAAGCATTAGAATATTTGTCATGAAATAACACTGGAGAACCGCTCATACCGGACTCGATAGGCCTATCAAACTTAATAGAAATTGCCCGTTGTTTCTTCCCCTTATGTGGGAACGTCAAAGGTGTTTGAACAATCCCATTTATCTGATATGCAAAAGGTGAATTATACTTCGTAACTAAACAAGCGTTGTAAATCTTGTTAGTGTCACCATTGTTCTTCGCAATACGGGCTTCAATGGACCGATGAGTAACAGCGCATACGCCGTCCGCTCTACTGGCAGTCATACCACCAGTAATAAGCCCAAAGCAAACATCTCTCTCACAAAAGGAACCCTCAGGATCATGGGTATTCTTAACCTTAAACTGGCG